AGCGTTCTAATACCCCTCTAGGCTATTCTAATAACGTTATACTCTTTTCCCTGACTATTTAACCACATATTTCCTTAATGTCTCTCAACTAAGAGAGTATAAAGATAAATAAGTTATTAGATATTACTTTCTTTATTTACTTTCTATCCTTTTATTTTACCTGGAAATGTTCTTCTCTCCAATATATCATATATGATTTGAATAGTTGATATATCTAATTGCGTTGATATGATATTACTTTAATAAATTTTGTATAGATCTTATAATCACTTACAGAAATGATACATTCATGTGAATAATAGAGCAGATGTCTAGATTAGACGTAATACCTTCACAGCGACCAGTTTATCGGCTCTCTCACTCTCACTTGGTCCCTCTCAATAGTAGCACCACACACGTTAAGCCCCCAAAAATAGCGTAAACTTGATATATGAAAGGACCCAAAGGATATAATATGCCCTATAAAAACACCCCTAGCCTGAGAGGTATGGAGCCCCGCACAGCCCAATACCAAGAAGAAAAGGTGCAACAGGAGGCATTCTTCCAACAGGCAGGAGCCTACCTAGTCATTGACGGAGCCCCAATTATTCTTGCCAAAGTGCAGGAGTATGAGAGGGCATTGGCAGAATATAATAAAAAATTGATGAAGAACTTCAGGCTACGTATCCGACCCAAACAAACGACCACCATCAGAGGAAGGAAATATACCTACTTAGGTCGCTATATGTATATCCGTTCTGGCATTAATACTTTGTCCGACCTTGCCATTCCTGAAGAAGAAAAGTCCTCTAAGGTCTCGTCTAAAGCCAAGACCTCTAAAGCTAAAAAATCCGGTGGAGGAAAAGTTGAAAATGATAGGACATCGTTTACTAATTTGGAAACCGCCCCCCAACTAGACCCCAACCTTACCGAACATTATACCACGCAAGGAACCCCAAAGTCCCTAGACTACGAGCCCGACAAATCCAATGAATGGGATTATGTTGGGAAGGTAGAATCATGCCTAGAAGCCCCCGATTTTCAACATGTCTTTAAGGAGATTGGCTACCCACCAGTGCCTTCTATTAAAGACCTCAAATATAGTATTGTGGTCAGTAAAGGCAAAGACACCAATCATATCATTCTCCCCTCTACACTGGTCATGAACGCTCAGGTCAACCCTCTCCTTTCTGGTCTCACCCTCATCCCTGTCGGTTAAGGAAAAAAGATTAGGCTGTATACCAGAAAAGTCATCCGTAGATGAAATGTATACAAATAATATTTCATCGTTTATGCTCCCCAAGCCCTGAAAAGGATAAAAAAAAACATCTGCGAAGGATAAAAAAATGGCTGTAAATATAACACAAACAAAGATGAATGAACTAGTGCCACCGACCCCAAATGTGGCAAATATGGTCTACCAGCAACAAAAAATACGACAATTCTTTCAAGAAAGTGGGAAGGCGATAGTCACTACTAATAATCCAATGTTTAACCGATCACAACAATATCACGACACCATGAAGTGGCTCTTTCAGGTAGAGGAACAAAAATACTTCAAAGAGACATATGAGCGAATGTATGAGAGAATCCCATTTTGCCAGAGATCGGTAGACATTATGAGCGATTGGGTCATGCAGTCAGGGTTCAAGATCAAAGCTCCTGACCACCTCATTTCAGAGGACAAGAGCCAAGATGATGTGCCACAATTGAAGGAGAATATCATCCTCTTGCGGAAATGGATCAGAGCGTCCTCCTTTGTGAAACAACTAGGTCTAGGAATCAAATACCTCATGATTTATGGCGATTCCTTCTTTGAAGTGGTCAAGGAAGGACAAATACCCAAGAATATCTCACCTACTCATAAGAAATTACTGGACTTACGCTACCCTAAAATGTCGGGGTGGAAGGTCGAGCAGATCAAACCTATCAAACCACAACAGATGAGGGTTATTAGAGACCAATCTGGAACGGTTCTAGCCTATGTCCAAATACCACCATCAGCACCATTCGAGGAATATAAATTCGATAATAGTAAGGATAAATTCAAACAAATAGAAGTATTTATGAAGGATGCCAAAGACAAAGGCTATATCTGGTTTGCTCCTGAAGAAATTATACATCTAAAATGGAATCCTAAGCCCTCTGAAGCCTACGGAAATTCACCTCTAGAAGCCATGAAAGACGGTATCGCAGTGCTACTAGGAATGTTTGAAGATATAGGTATCATTGTAAGAAATTATGCAGGTCCGACCTTCTTCTTCAGGGTTGGGACAGATGATATACCAGCTACACCAGAGACCCTAGAATACATTAGAAGTGAATTGGTAGCTGATGTAATGTCTAATGCTCATATTATCACCTCATCATTGGTTCAGGCTGAGGTTTTAAGTGCTGGAAAGGCTACAATGGACTTGGAAGGATATTTCCAGATAGCATTGTCCTATGTCTTGCTAGGCTTTGGTGTTCCTGAAATCCTCATGGGTCAGGGCAAATCTACCACTGAAGCCACTGCTAAAACCCAATTAGAAGCCTTTTCACGTCTAATTAAGACTATACAGGGTTATATCCGTTCTGAAATAGAAATGAAATTGTTCCCTCAGATTTGTGGAGTTGAAGAAATTACTCCAGAAACCATTGATTATATCCCTGAATTACATTGGAATCCGATAGAATCTGAAGAGGAATATCGTATAAGACTGGAGAATTTGTTCAGATTTGGTCTAACCACCAGAGAGGAGACCAGAAAGGACTTGGGCTATCAACCCAAACCTGAAGGTGAATTGGTATTAGACCAAGACAAAGAGTTCCAGAAAGATATGGAACTGTTAGGTGTCATTTCTGGAGCCGATAATGAGGGTGGAGATGGTGATAGTAAAAGTGGCACTGTCAGATCAAAGGGTGGAAAAGACACTGCTACAAAACCACAACAAAAACGATCAGATAGAGATGCTGAAAAGAACAATAAATCCAAAACCCCTAAATAATTTTTTACCTCATTTTAGCCCTTTTTCCTCTATTTTAGCCCCATTTTTGGAACAAAACCCTAGTAAGTCTTTATATATATAATAGGGGTAAAATAATGATTAAATGAGTTATGGACTTCTAACCAATGCCAGAGAAATTAGAACGCTGTGTGGCAAAAACTAAGAAATCTCTCAAGAAGTCTCATCCTGACTGGTCAGATGAGAAGATTGAACAGGTTGCTTGGGCTACATGCGTTAAATCTACTGGTCAGAAGCCACATGGAACTGAGGATACTCATATGCCTAACCCAAATGGCAACCCAACAATTGAACAGGCAGCTAAGAGTTCCTACATTGAGAACCTTAAATTTAAATACTTCGTTGAGTGTGACTTTGGCGAAGAAGAGGTTTTTAGTGAAAAGCAGAATAAAAAACTATTAGATGAGTTAAAAAAGGTCAAAGGATTAAACCTTGATGAAGAAATCCCTATTTTTGGAAAAGCTATTAACGAAACAACCACTAAAAATCATCACATTTATCTCGGTGAAGAACTAGAACCTGCAACCAAATCATTGAAAAATGCTCATATAGTTACAGATCATAGACTAGACACTGAACACACATATGGCAAGGTCAAGGAATCTTGGTGGGACAAATCAGTAAAAACAATCAGATTCATCGGTGGCGTAGACAAGCTCAGTGAAGTAGCTCGTAAAATCAAACTCAAATATATTAATGGGGTGAGTGTAGGTGGGCATGTGAAAGAGATCATCTGTTCTATATGCAATGAGAAAATGACTTGGGATCATGAACACTGGTTAGGGGAGAAGTATGATGGAAAAATAGCCAAAGGAATCATGAAGGGAATAATTTTTGAAGAATTAACTCTGACACCTAGACCAGCAGATACAAAAGCAACCTTCAATTTTGCTCAATCAATACAAGAATCTGTCTATGAAATATATATGAAAAGTTTCAAAGAGCATCATGATAGGCAATCATATCTCACCTCTGCTGAAGAACAATATAGCTGTGATGACTTAATTAGTGAAACAAAAATTCAAGAAATGGAGAATGCAAAAATGAGTGCAGAACCAGATAATAATGATTTAAGAAAAGCTCTAGAAAGAGAAAAATTGTTAAGAGAAGAAATCGAATCTCTAAAATCTATTAAAGAACAGAATGAGTTACTTAAGAAACAAGTAGCTGAAGCTGAAGCCAAGAGGAAATTAGAGATTGTAGAAGAGGTCTTGGACCTTGAAATAAAGATGGGTAAAATCCCTGAAACTGAGAAAAATCTCAGAAAATTAGACTTATCCGAAATGGATGACGGTAGGTTAGAGGAAAGACTGAAGGTGCTAAAAGAGGTCTATGAAGCCACAAAGGATACTACTCCTGCCATAATCACATCTAATTCCAAGTCTTTAGTGACCGAAAGCACCTCTCAGTCTCCCAACTCACCTGTTGGAATCCCTAAAGAAGCCCTTGTAAAAGAGGCTAAGACCCGTAAGTTACAGGAATTAGTCTTTGGTGAAAGCAAAATAAGTGAATCTGGACATAAGAACCTCACTGACTTCGATAATGTGACTGGTCGCTGGAAAACGAAAATATAAAGGAAAATAAATAAAAGAAATTAAATTAATGGAGTAAAAAGTAATGCCAATACCAAATTTAGGTCGTCAGCTTTCTTGCAGAGTAAGAGATGCTGACCCTGAAATAGATCAATTCGACCTCGTATTCCTAAGTGGAGAAACCCAAGCCAAATCTGACTATATGGTAGATTGCGATGATACGAACCTAGTAGACCATATGAGACCAACATCCTTGTTTGAGGTTGGTAGATGTCCTGCTGGTCAAGATACTGGAAACCCTAAAGCAGAACATTATAAACATTTTGGCTTTGCCATGATTAACTATCCCTATCGAGTTCCGGGCTATGAAGTGCAAGTGCCTGATGATTGGAATATTCCTCTAGATGACCAAACAGCAGTAACAAAGTTCCTTAAAGGTGGAGTTACAGTAAAGCATAGAGGACTTACTTGGGCTAAAATTAAAGTGCCTAATGGTGGAACTCCTGTCACAGTTGATCCCGGTGATTTTGTGAAGCCCTCACAAGAGACAGTTAATCCTACCGATGCTGATGGTGGAGTTGTAGACTTCGTAATCGGCACAGATTCAGAATCAGTCAAAGTAGGTCAAGCAGTCAGTAATGTCTACAAAGAACCGTCCAGAAGTTCAGAACAATGGGCTAGTAACCAAGTTACTGCTGGTGCTGCTGTTGGTAGTCCAAACATAGGTTATGTCCTTATCCAAGTAAATAGACCTTAAGGAGAATAAAAATAAAGATTATTACTACAAATTATAATGGTGAAAAACATGAGTGCTGCTAAAGGATTAGTATTTAACGAAGTAGAAAGAAGACTACCATTTATCGAAGTTCCTGCCTCTCTAGAAGGTATGATTACCAGAGATGACCTAATCGGTCTCTTGCCTGAAGTAATCAATCGCCAAATACAGATGTATGCGGAGCCTAGAAGGGTTGGTCGTGAATTAGTTGATGTAATCCGTATCAACAATGATGTAGAAAGTTTCCTCATGGAACATGGATTTGAAGCAACTGAGATCACTGAGCTAGGTGAAATTCCTACTGCCAAGCCTCGCTATGAGAAATCTACTATGCACACCAAAAAGGTAGGTGTAGGTCTACAATTCAGCAATGATATGCTAGAAGATCAGAGATGGGATTTGGTCGGAAGAGCAACCCGTCAAGCGACCCTAGCCATGACCAGATATGAAGACAATCACATAATCTCAACCCTCTATACTGGTGTTCCTGATGGTTCAACAATTATAGGAGAGATTTACAAAGATCACTCTATCGCTGCTAGTGCTGATCTATGGGAAGATTTTGTCAAAGTCTTCGAGATTGGTCAATTAGAGGGCTATCCCTTTGATTCTATGGTCATGCACCCCTTCCAACATGCCCAATTATTACGAATGGAACAATTTAGGGATGCTACTACTGGTGTATTCCAAACCTTCCCTCAGAGAGTAGAAAACCAAATGGCTACTGGTAACTTAGGCACTATACTAGGTATGAAAATATATGTCTCTAACTATGCTCATATAGGTAAAATCCTATTCTTAAATAAGAGTAACTATGCTATCTTTGGAGAACGTAGACCTCTTAGAACTGAACAGGATAAAGACATCCTCCACCAATCTCATCTGGTTGTAATGACTCAGAGATATGGAACTGCCATAGTTAATCCTAATGGTGCTGCAATGATTACTGGACTATCTGGTAACTTAGCTGGAACTTAGGGAAAACAAACATAAATAAACCCCTTTCTTTATTTTTTTTATCATTAAAATCTATTTGCCTATAGGTGCAATGTGATGAAGAATGACTGTTACAGATATAGTAGTCTCTGGTGCTGGAATATTTCATACCCAATCGGCAACAGTCAACTTTCTTGCTGCTGAACAGGAGCAGAATTTTCCTATAGAAGTGTTTAATGGGATGACTGTTCAGATATTGGTAATCCCAAACGATGATAATTTTAAACGGTTTACTATGTCACTAATCAATGGTGATGGTATAACCGATTGGAAGAGAGAGGCTAATGGAACTTATAATAGCTTAGGAGTTTATGTTCCATTAACAGGTGCATATAATCTAAATATTAAGAGAGAAACAATTGGTCAAGCGACCTCATATAAAGTAAAAGTAAAACAAAGGATATGATAAAAAATGGCTCAAGACCTACAATTTGATACGGTAAACACCAAACAATCTCGAAGCTATGGAGCCCCTGAAATGCGGGTGTGGCTAGAAGAATGTTTCTTAGGTGTAGAAACCCCTATTCCAATAGGAGCTAAAAATGGTTCTGGTGAGAGACAAGTCCTAGAGATGAGTGCCAATGGGTTACTGGTGGATGTTGCTGCAATTACTGGTATTACTGGTGATGTAGACATTCATGGAGCCTTTGGTGGTCTCACTGCTAATGCTGGTGGCGAATCACTTGATACAATTCAGGTAACTGCTGGCAATATAGAGACTTTAGATCAGGAACCGACAAACCAACCTACTACTCCTGCCTATATCACTTATACATTGACAAGTGGTGCTACCACATCTGCTGATGTGACCTTCACCACCAGAGGTATAAATGAGTATGGTCAGTATCAAGTAACTGAATATACCATTCCACAGGGTAGCACTAGCGTTACCACAACTGAAAAGTTCTCTACCACTGAAAATACCTCTATGGTATTGTCCACTACTGAAGCCTCAACTGTTACAGCTACCTTAGCCACTGCTGCTACTGGTGCTGTATCACCTTCCGAACCACAGGTCAAAACAACCTCTGATGGTAAACTAATCATTGCATTAGATAACTCCCAACCCATCAAGACGGAGACCTCATTAGTCTTCGATGGTGAAGTTGTGACACTGGAAGCAATGAAGGTAGGTTGGGACGGTTCTAATAATACCTTCCTCAAGACTACTGCTGCTGGTATAGTCTCAGTCCAATTTGATTCTGCTCAACCTATTAGTGCGACTGATCTAGATATTAGAGATCTAACCTCTGTTAGTGATTCAGTAGAAGTTCTTCAAGATACTCCTAATGATCTCAGGACTGGTATCTTTGCCAATACTGCACCTAATGGTTCAGGCACTTGGTATGTTCCATTAGTTGATTCTGCTGGTCATTTCCAGATAGATGTAGTGACCTTACCTACCCTTCCTGCTGGTGATAATAACATTGGTAATGTAGATATTGTTACCTTGCCCGGCACTGTAGAGAGCGATATTACTGCTATTAAAACAGCAGTAGAAATTTTAGACAATGCTATTTCTGGTAATGAAATGCAAGTAGACATTGTTTCTATGCCTGACATTACTGCTACCGATTTAGATATTCGAGACCTATCATATACCCAAGACTCAATCGAATTTTGGGTCAATACAGTAAAAGACGGTTCAGGGACAAGTTATATTCCTGTATGTAATACTGATGGTGAATTGATAGTAGAAGTAGCAAGTATTACTGTTGATCTTGACCACACCACTGATGAAGTCACTATCTATGGTCATGATGGTTCTAATTTCCAGAGGATCACAACTGACAGTGCTGGTCATTTACAGATTGATGTATTATCCACTCCAATCCAATCTGACATTACTGCTATTAAGACTGCTGTAGAAATCATTGATAACGCCATTTCTGGTAATGAAATGCAAGTAGATATAGTAGATGCTACTGCTATTACTGGTGGAAATACCCTAGCAGATCTAGAGACTACCTTAACCAACATTGAGACTGCTATACAAATATTGGATAACATAGTCTCTGGCAGTGAAGCTCAAGTAGACATTGTTGCCGCTCTTCCTGCTGGAACAAACCAAATAGGCTATGTCGGTATCAAGGACAATGAAGGAGATGAAGCTCTAGTAGATTCAACCCTCAATGCCTTACAAGTCAAGGTAATGAATCCAATTACTACCGATGACCAATATACAGAGTATAAAGACGCTGCTGTTGCGATAACTGGTGGTGCTGGATCTCAGGTAGGAACTACTACTATGGCTGGTGCTACTAACAACTTAGGTGTCATGCTTATTATAGATGCTGGTAATAGCACTGCTGTTGGTGACATATATATCCAAGACCCTGACGGGACCAAGATCTGGAAACGAAGGATGAATTTAGGCTTCTTCTCGGAGACCAAAATTGATGTTCCTCTCATTGGTGCTGTAGTCATTGGTATAGAGAATGGCGTTAACTTTGGAGCAACCGCTACAATCAAATTAAAGTATGAGAACTAAGGTTAAACCAAATAATTCTCTTTTTTTTTCTCTTTTTATCTATAAATTATAATGGAGGTGATTTTTGACATGGCTAGAGGTAGACCTAGACGAGATGGTTCTGGTAGAGGAAAAAGAGCCAATCGTGGTCGTGGTGGCTGTAACCCACCTAGAAATAAGAATAAAAGATAAATAATTTTTGGCAAACCTTTTTCTTTTTTCTTTTCTATATCATAGGGTAGGGTTAGATTATGTGCAGTAGTTATCATAGTATCGGTGGCGACCAAGTATCAGCTTACATGATTATTAGAGATGAAAACGACAATCCTATCTGGTGGGATGGACAAGTAACTGTTATTGTTTCTGAATTTGTATTAAAACCCATTGATCCATCAAATAGGGTTCATGAAAGGGGGTCTAAAGGATCTGGAAAAGGTAATATTGTTTCTTATATTGTTCCTTCAGGAAAGAAATTTCAATTTCAAGGTGTTATTGTGACTGGTGACACAGGAGTTGTATTAGTTCAAGAGAATGATGTTACAGTTTTTTCACTTGTCAATTCAGCACAAACACCTCAATTTGGATTTACATATCCAGATAATAACCCTTCTGAATATAGTGAAGGAGAAACAATTGTGTTATATAAAGATACTACTAATGGAACTATCTATGGTGAAATAATAGGATTTTTGGAGGATATATAATGACCAAGACCCATATATTACATAAAAACAACTGGAACATTCTTTCTGAAGAGAATGATAAAAAAGATTTTATTATTAAAGATAACAATACAGTAGATCTAACCAAAATCTATTTTTCATCAAGTGGAAAAGCTAGGCTTAAAATTTTTTATTTAGAAAATGGAACAACAAAGAAAAACCCATTTACCGATCCTGTTGATGATTCTCCAATCATTGTTCTTACTACAAATGGTATTTTAACTATTGCTGAGTATAATGATGGACTTTATAAATTTGATGGAAATGGGAAACATAAATTTCGATTTAAGGTAAAAAATTTAGAATTTAGAGAAAATAGGGTTGATCTAGTAGTCATTGGTGATGAGACCTAATTATAAAATCCTAATCATTAATAAGTAATGAGGGCATAGTGATATAACATGGCTTCTTATGATCGGGGAGACATTCATACTATCTTTGTTAATGTTAAGAAGAGTGCTGGCATATTTATAGAACCAGATTCACCACCAACAGTAGATATTTATGCTAAAAATGGTGGTGGATATTCTAAAATAATTTCTGATGGTTTAACAACTAAAATAGAGGATGGGATGTATTCTTATGAATTTAGTATTGGTGATACTGACCCTTATTGTGATTATTTAGTAATTAGTAAAGCATATTTTAATAGCATTTTATTCAAGGGTAGAGGTGCATTTGCAGTCCAAGTAGACACTGCTGCTGTAGTTCTAGAAGAGAGTGGATATGGGTTTATACTTCAATATACAAAAGTTGCTCTTTTATCTACTCTTAGAATAAAATTCAAAGCTCCCTCTGGTAGAACAGATGTAAAATTCTCTGTATTGGCTGAATCTGGAACACCGATCATAGTTGACCAATCAATGACAGAACTGAGCAATTCTGGAGTATATGAATATAATTGGGCTCCAACAGCAGAGGGACAATATACCATATTAGGAACATCTGAAGGAATAGATGATTCAATGGCAGTGATAGTTATTTCAGGTCAGGGAAGTATTACAACTGAAGCACATCTGGTTTGAATCATGTCGGACAAATTACCTGAAGATTGGTTGCCTGAAAATGGAATGACCACTCATATACCTATCAGAACTCGTAAACCAAGTAATAGAGGAAACTATATCATTTTAATAATAGTCATACTTTGTTATATACTAACAGGTATTATCACAGCAATAATCATAGGTAGTGCTTCCTAATGTCAGATGACAAACTCACACAATTATTTGAAGATGTTAAAGAGGATAGAATAGGTCATATAGTAAAACAACTTCATAAACTAACCAGAACTGGTAGAATGAATGTAGAAGGATATGTAGATAGGTTAGTAGACCAAGAGAAGGAAGCTGGACTAATTAAATTCCAAGAAGATGATTCTGAATGACAGTGTTCGATTCTCTGATTGATGAATTGGAAATAGAGACTCCAGAGCATAAAAAAGTGAGAAAGGAATTAATTGAAGAACTTATTAAAGAGCAATCCCTAAGAGATATAACTGAGTTTACTAAAGGATTATTCGAGAAGAAAGAAAAAGGAGAATAAATAATGGTTACTGGTGGTCGTGGCTCTACCATACGGTTAGAGGCAACATATAGAGATGGTGGAGGAAGTCTAGTAGATCCTGTGAATCCTCTACTTACGATAAGAGATCCTAGTGGTGCAGATGTGGTAGTAGATGCAGTGCCGACTAGGGAATCACTTGGGAAATATTATTATGATTATGATGTTCCTAGCACTGCTCAATTAGGGACTTGGACAGCAGTATGGTCAGGAACTATTAATGGTGTTTACATTGAAGCACCAGTCCAGTTTACTATAGTTGAGGCTGGAGAGATAGGATTTGGTATTCGTATTATTGAGAGAGTTAGGGCATTATTAGGTGAGGCTGGAGAGGAAAAGATTTCTTTAATTGTTAATGAAGTTCAAACATCAGCTAATAACTCTACTGTCTATACTGACTTCAGGAGAATTTCTGATGTTACTGGAGTATGGTTAGCGTCAGATACATCTCATACTGGAACCAATTATTATACTGGTGGTGGTTATGATTCCATGAAAGGTAAGATCTATCTTGGAACTGCTCTACCAAGTGAGAATGAAGACGTAATCATAACCTACTCATTTCATGAAGGTATTCCTGACTCAACTATTGACCAATTATTGCTTGATTCTCAGAAATGGGTCATTGGTAGAACAGATCTTGAATTCACTTATGGTAGTGTTTTTACCGTTAGAGAATACAATCTGGAAATGTTTGCCATTTCTAGATGTATCTGTATGTGTGTTCTGGTAATTAATGGTGCTAACGCAGCTCAAATGGGATATAACTTTAGACTGGAAGAGTTTGAAATTCAAACCAAGCTTTGGGGAGAGGGTATGATTGCTGGTGAACTATTCAAACAATATTATAACATGTTCTTGAGTTACATGTCAATCATAGGTATTAAAATTGATTTTGTGATCGGAAGACCTACAAAGCAAGATGCAAGATATTCATTTTCTGACGTGTTTAGTAGGATCTAGAGGTTAGACATATGCCAGTTGGTAGACAGCAATTCTTAGGGTCTATGGGAGGTGCTATGCTTCCTATGATTACTTCTAGGGAGTTTGATACTGTTCTGAGAACTTATGGAAGTAATATGATCTTAAAACAACAGGTAAAGGATAATACATGCACTTGTTTTGACGCTAATCATCAAACATATGATGACTTATGCGAAATTTGTAAAGGGACTGGTAGTGTGACCCAATGGAGAACTAAAATCATTAGAGGTATGCTTTTTACAAAGGCAGAGAGGAGTCAGGGCTATCATCAAACCCTATACACCAAAGCTGGACCAACTTTGACCTTTGACGCAACATGCTACATAGAAGGTAAATATTGGAAATCAGAAGGTGATCCAGAAGAGAGAGATGGAGTAAAGCAGAATGATGGAATCATTTTTGAAGAGGTAGAATATAGAGTAGTATCAGTTCTACCTAGAATTGTTAAAAAGCCTATCTTTTGTTTATTATCATTAGAGAGACATCCCTATCAACTTACTACTGGAAGTGTGGTTAATAACCAATTATAGTATTACTGCTAAGATAAAGATACGAAAAGAGGATCTAATAGAGGTAGTAGATAATAGAGGAAGAAGTAGGTGGACTATAGATAAGGATAAGCTAAATAAACGAATTAACGATATGAAGAAGGCATTTAGAGATCCGTCAATCAAAAGAGAGGCATTGTCTACTGTTGGAACAAAGATATTGGAATATGCTAGTAAGAATGCTGGTTTCTATTATGAAAATGTTGGAACTAGATTCTTTGGAAATGAACCAGAACCTTTTGCACCTCTAGCACCATCTACTGAACTTGCTTATCAGCAGAGAGGATTAATGCCACATGCTGGTCTTAATCTTGGATATAATAAGATATTACAGGCTTTGATGATTGGCGGGGAAGGCAATATATTTCATGTAACATCTAATACCCTCACTGTTGGATTAAGCTCTAGATTGGCTATACTTCATGAGTTTGGTGGACTGAGACTACCCGGAAAACATATAATAGATAGGGGTAAATCTGAGAGTGCTAGTATTAATATACCAGCTAGACCATTCTTTTTACCAGCATTTAGACATGTAAGAGATTCATGGGAGAGTAGTAGTTGGGGTGTTGATCTATTACCAAATATGTTTATGCCCTATTTAGAATTTGTGAGAGATTCAATACGAAATGATAGTATAGAATTGGAAGGATGATTATGCCATTAGTTGAGACAGTAGTAGATGGAGAAATAAGACATTTATTGATAGGGCTTGCTGAATCGGAGGCAGAGACAGCACTAAAAAAGTTAACCCTTCTTAGCAAGCGATCATCAATCACTAGAGCAACAGATCACATCATAGAATATATTAGAACATTGTTTCCAGATAAGGATAGTGACGGAAATGATGTAGTCACTGTTACTGCTGAGTTTCCACAAAACATTAATCAGGATAACCTCTCTAATATGCCTGTCCCATTAATCATTGTAAATGTATTGTTAGGTAAATCATATGATGCCAATTTTGGAATGTTGTTATGGGCTGATGGTAAGAGGGTATTGAAGGGATTTACTCAGAAGATTGCTATTAATATTGATGTTTGGGCAAAGACCAAGATGACTGCTAATAACCTTGCTGGACATGTCTCTGACCATATTAACATAGAGGGAAGGACTGGTTATCTTCTACAGAGAGGATTCCAGAGGTTTGATGTAACATATTCGAGTAGAGCAGATGTTGGATTCGATTTTATTAGGAATTATATGTATAATCCCAATTTTCTAAATTTACCTGTATTTAGACATCTAGTAGTATTAGAATCTAAATTTGATGTTGTGTTAGAAGAAACTCCCTCTGGTGAGGGTATAATCACTCAGATAGTTCTAGGTGGTAAGGATGAGTTTACATGGCAAGATATTTTAGGCATTAGTATGGAATATCTATATGCTGAGGATATTTACCTTGATTGGTTTAATATTGGTGTATAAACAATGAGTAATCAAAATTTCCAGATTAATGAAATATATAGAGATAACGTGCCTAGAGGAAGTCCCATTGTTCCAACATTTGCTAAATGGGATAGTTTAGACAATTCACCTCTCACTCTTACTCCAGAGGAGAATTATGTTACAAGAGTGAAGGGACTATTATGGTCACAGTCACATGACTTTTCATTTGTAGCTGGTGGAGCAACACCTAAGTTCTTGACCATATCATTTCCCAAAGCTGACGGTTCTGCTGTTAAGACAATTAATATTGATGACATTAGACAATTATCGTTAATAAGTAAGAGGACTAATATATATGAGAAGCTTGAAGGAACCGATGATGTAATTAATTATTATATGATTGAGTTTGATGCTCCAGTGATTCTAAGACACTCTTATTCTGAAAAAACAGTTACAGTTACCTTCACTGGTGGTAGTATTAGTGCTGGAGAGTTGGATATGGCTCTAATAGGTTGGGAAAAGAAAGAAGCTGAATGGGGTTTCTAACAAAGTTTAATAAATAATTGAAGCATATGAGTAGAATGTTATACTTATCGGATTGAATAATCATGCCCGGCATATATGAAGATGTTATACCCGGTGTATCGGTCAATGTAGATACCAGTGGTATTATACGACCAGCAACGGTAGCTGGTAGGGCTCCCTTAGTTGTAGGAACAGCCTGTAAGGGTCCTGCCAATGAACTTGTTTTAATTGATAGTGTATCTCGATTACATGAGGTCTTTGGGGCTCCTGACCCTTATGATGATAATTCTGGCATTCCTTTAACTCTTGTTAGGTTTGCTGAGTTTATTTTGACTAATAGTGCCGTTTGGTGTATCAGAGCTGTAGAACCGACAGCCAAAGAAATGATCGGTAATTTTGATTTTAATACTGCACCAACAGTATATATGGCTATTAAGGCGAAAGAAAAGGGAGCATTCTTCAATTATGTCAAGTATCGCCTGACGAGTAGCCTAATCACTACTGGTCAGTGGGAGATTAAACTAGAATTATTATTCCCTGTAGATTCAGAATTTAATATCAATTTACCCTCTGCTGACGGTCTAAAAATGATGGACGAGTTCACCCAAGCTATTTATGTCAGTTACTATACTGAATCAGATCCGTCTACTTTAGGTATTGTTCCAGCACAACTCTACAAAGCCATGACTAACTCATTCCTTAGCACTGATACTGAATATATCATAGAGTCTAGTGGATGGTTTGAAGGGTCATACCGATTTGATACACTTTTTGAAATCATTCAACATGGAGCTGCTGCTGCTGAATACATCACTGAAGTTGCTTCATGGAGTTTCTTTGATTTTGTAACTACTGGATCACAATTAGGAACCAATTGGTCTACAGATGATAGTAGCGAAGTAGATTCTATTGTGGTAGGTCAATGTTTGGAGACATCACTCTTAGAAGAGATCTATTATGTGATGGTAGCTGACGCTCATGAGAATAATACCTATTTTGGTGTAATGGCTGACCATATCAATCAAGCACTAAACCAGAGTAAAGAACGTATTATGTTGGTTGGGTCTAGTAACGATTATGACGATGTAGATGACTTTATGGACAGTGTTAGTGGATTTCTAACCGATACTACATTATTAGCGTTAAAAGGAAATGGGAGAATTGTTGTGATGGCTGGTGGAATTCAATATTTAAATAGATATTACGATGGAGACCAGCCAGTATCGTATAGTCCTACCGAGTTCGATATACTTTCTGGTTCTTATGCTGTAGCTCTTATTGCTGGTTGTTTACTTAGTAGAGACTGGCATGAGGGAATTACCAATATGGCTCCTTCTCAGGCGGGTTATGCTTTTGAGGATGCCCAATATAGATTCCAATATGGATATGTTGGGAAACTAACCCAAAACGGAGCAGTCCTGATTGAGTATAAGGGAGCTGCTGCTGCCCTTCCATATGTTATCGTAGATGGTGTATCTTTTACCGATGCAACACATCCATTCCATGATATAAATATACGACAAATCATTGATTATGTTCGTAAAGGTATGAGGGGTTCAGCAATACCATTTATTGGTAGACTGAACAATGCAAGAACCAGAGAATCATTAAGAACCACTATGGAGAGATTTCTGGATAGAACTGTAACAAGAGGATTTTTGACCACTTATACCGATCTTCAGGTGACAGCAACCAGAGCAGATGAGATCGCTGGTATAGCATATGTCGATGTATCTGTCCAGCCAGTCTATATACTCAAATTTATTAAGATAAGAATAAAGGTAGAATAAATCTAAGAGGTTAATACTAAATGTCATCATTCCTTGCAGATCAAACAGTAGAGAAGGTTCCAGTAGCAGGAGTTTATGATTCCTCTAATGCTGTTGTATATCTAGCTGGACTTGCTCTATTGCGAGTAGAAAGTATAAGGGCTGTTATCTCAAATAACATCTCTAGGTATCCTGAAGTTGGCAGTAGGGAACAGCAACCATTCAGAGGACATGATAGGGTCTCTTGCACTATCAACAGGGCTTATGTTAATGGTGCAGAATGGCGTTTAGCTCTTGGAGTAGATCCGTCAAAGGTTAGACCCGGAACTCCCGGTGTAATGGTTGGAAACGTAGATGGGGAATATAACCTTTCTGAATCTGGAGTAAACCTACCAGCAATCACAACTATTGATACTGAGAACTCCTACCCAATAAAGACAAGAATAGAAATGGAGCTTAATAAAAATCAGGGTTGGATGACCGATGTTAATACTGGATTAGTCTCTCAGGTTGGTGCTAAGTCTTGGCTGGTATTGACTGGTATATTAATTGATACAGTTGGACTGAACTTTAACAATAGAGGACTCATAACAAGTGGTCCGATAGTTTCTGAAGGAGAACATGCCTTCTTTAAAATAGAAAAATTCTAATTAAAATAAATGATTATTGAGATGATTAGAAATGGGTTGGTCAGGAATTGAAGTATGGGCTAGTAAGCTGCCTGAACTAGCACCCGGTAGTGGTGTTTATCATGTTACTCAAGGTGAGATAACAGTAGGTGGACTTATATTAGCTAAGGTCGAAAATGCTTCTATTAGAGTTAGCAATAATATAGGTAGGTTTACAGAATGTGGAAAGACATCACCAACTACCTTCACTGGACCAGTATCGGTAGATGGTAGAATATCTCAAGCATTGGTTAATCTAGCTATGTATAGACTACATAGAGGGTATGCTATTGGTGGTATGGGTGAGATAGAACCTAACTATGCTACCTATGTTGATGAAGACGTAAAGACAATTGTTAGTCAGGACAAAGGAGGATTTCCATTGAAATCTGATGGTTCTGCTGCTGGAGAATACTCTTACAGGACTACCAACTTCTTCCCACATCCAGTAAATATGTCATTGGTTGTTAATAAGGATAGACTTGACCAACAAATAGTAGGTGATGCTGTTGCTGGAGATAGGATTCATAAGGTCACAGCTATAGGAGCATTGCTTAATGGTGGCACTATTTCTGTTAGAAGTGGCACATCATATGTTATCAATAATATGGACTTCATAGCTAGACGGGCTCGATGGGAGACTACACAACCAACCTAGCCTCATCGTCATCCCAACCCTTATAAGCCTAATCATCCTTATTTTTCTTTGTGATTGTTATGGCAAGAGAGCCCCATAGAAAGGATTTAATACCTAATCCTAGAAACCCTCAACCTTCTAGTGTTCAATCTGAGGCTGGAACCAAATCTGATGTTCAAACATCTGAACCTGAGAGTGCTGCTATTGTTCCTAGCTTCCCTGATTTACTTAGGATGTCACATCAAATAGTAGAGAGGGAATTTGAATATGAGGGGAAGATATATAAAATAAAAATTAAAGCCCTACCATTTGGGGAACTTCAGGACATAGGACAGATCTATAGAGAAGATATACGATCATTTAGAGCTTGTCTATGTTGGAAGGGAATGGTAGATCCATCAGTGCCTTCAATGGAACAGGCATTAGGTATGCCTTATGGGTTGTGTGTTTCTGTTGGTAAGGCAATTGAAGCGTTATCTAAATCTACTAGGCTCTTTAAAAAAAAGTCTTAGACTATCTCCAAACACCTGACGGGTGGGCATATTACACCTTTCATTCTAAATTTGTTAAATTCTCTTCTATTGAGGAGCTTAGGGAGTTTTCTACCACAAAGGTATTATTTTTATTGATTGGGAATACATTAGAGAATATGGGTTTCAATCCCTTTGAGGGAATGGAACTAAAGCAAGATGAATTCATAGAGGAAAAATCTAATGACTCCTAGTGACAATGATTCTACTCTCCAAGTAAAGGTAAAGATTGACACATCAGAGGTGTTAGATGATGTTATAAACTTTGACAATAACGAGATCATTCAGGATTTAGAAAATAGACTTGAAAGGATAGAATCAACTGTAGCACAACCTCTAGGAACACCCTATCATATGATGAACTTGGAGAGGATTATTGATGTTTTACAAGAACAGTTAGGACAGTTAACTTTTGGAGATGTGAATGAGAGAACTAGGAGAGAATTAATAAGAGACTTTATGACAGAGCTAGATACATTACTCAGTCCATTTGCTGGATATGAAACGGAAGAGGGTGTTCCATTAACATTTGGTCAAATAGGATATGCACTAGAGGATGAAGAAAAAATTACAGCTCATGCTAGAGCAGAGGCAGCATTGAATAAAGTATTCTATAGATTTGGTGGAATGGTGTCTAGTGGTGGCACTATTTATGAAAGAGGTATGCAATCAATAATAGAGGAACTACAATCTGCAACCTTTAAAATGGCTGATATGCACCCTATTCTTGGAGCAGTTTTTGAAAGTCTTGGTAGAGAAGTTGGTGCAAAGGCAGAGGCTCCGATGGGAGGAGGAGCAGTAGACTTATTAACACAAATGATTAATGAGTTTAAAACTGGAAAATTTAATATATCTGGTGCAGCACAGGTAGCTAGGTATGGTCAAACGGATGTGTTACAACGGATACGTGCTTATAGAGCTGGAGAAAGAATGTATGAAGGTAAGAGATTGTTTCCAGATGCTCCCTATGCTAGTTTAATGGACGTATTAAGACCTGAATCTGGCACTCCAGCAATACATCCATTAAGAGTATTATCAATGAGAAAGATGACTGGACCTGCTGCTGCTGAACTACCTTATATTGCTCAAACACTTGGCATGAATTTAATGGCTGCTGGTTTGCTCGGAAAAATTGAAGACGAAGAATTTGTTCCGATGACCTATGGGCAGATGGAGAAACAGTTGCCATCATTTCAGGCTGAGTTGATTAAGGTAGATCAGAGTTTAATGCAATCATTACAGGCTGATATTTCAGAAAGGATAAGAAACTATCCTGCTGGTGAATTACCATCGCAAAGCGAACTATATGGATGGACGCTACAACATATCAGTCATAGTAGAGAAAGGGCTGAAGCATGGGGATCATTTATTGGGATAGATCCAGAAGTATTGATTAGAGCTGGAGCTGCATATGGTGGTCTTCCCTATATTTCCAAAGCCATGAGAAAAGCACAACAGTTTACAGCAGAGAGAGAAAAAGAGGATATTGATGATTTAACTACTGAAGAGATAGCAAAGATAAAACCACCAGTAAAAAGATTGACAAAATTTACTGCTTGGCAGAGTAGAATTAGAAGATCTATTAAACTAGGTGAAAAGAAAAAATTAACTAAAAAAGAGAAGAAAGAATTAGAAAGGTTAGAGGCTGGTGCTGAACTGAATGAGTTATATGAAGAGGTATTTCATGCAGTCAGTGAAGAGCCAGAAATATTTAACTTCTTAATCAATCAATATATAGCACGTGGTAAGGGAAGTAAAAAAGATAGGATGAAGAGACTGAGAAAGGCAGTGAGACATGAAACAACGTTAGAACATGATATAGAGACCTATAAGATAGCTGAAATAATGCAAGAAGATATTAAGATTGAAAAGGAAAGGAAGAAAAGGGAAAAAGAGAGAAAAGCCAGAGAGAGCGTAAAAGAAGATGTTCCCAGTCCAACAGAGACACCAGAGGAGGAAGAAGGGGAAGAGTTCGATATAGACAAATGGGAACTAGATACTTCCTCATTAATTGCTGCTAATAGAATATCCAAATTTGGATTTGAGGCTGGTTGGGCTATGGGGTTTATTGACAAATATGTCAATAAATTAAAGGAGAAAGGATTATCCGATTCTGATATAATGACCGAGATAAACAGGATGGCATATAATGAAGGCTATACCAAGATGGTTCTTGTTCGCAACAGGGATATAGCTCAGGGCTATGATTCCATGAAAAGTGCTGCCAAGCTTGAAGAATTGATAGCTGAAACCGATGAGGGTATGGCAAGAAGGGTATTAGGATCAGAGGCATACACCAGAATGACTAAAAAAATGGGTTCTCCAATATCTGCTAAGGAATCAGAAATATTTACGGAGGAAGGAAAGAAGAAATTGAAGGAGAGGAAAGAATTCACAGCAATGGCTGGTCTTATGAGTGCTGAGGAATTGGGTGAGTCAGGAGAGGGTGAGGCATTAATTCCTAGAACAATGATTAGGGTTCCTTCTACCAGATCATATTTTGAAGAAGCAGAACCAACTAGGAAAATGGAAATAAAATCATTAGAATCAAGAATAAAAGAAATTCAAGATCATATTAGTAAATTGGGAGATGAGAATATGAGTGAACAAGAAATATTACTTGGTCATGTAAATTATCTTAAATTGATGATTGATAGACTATCTGAAAATACAATAGCATTAGGAGATGCCATAAGAGTAGCTATGGCTGGATTTGTAGGAGCATTAGGAGATTAATAGATGAAAGCAATATTAATGCCATTTTTGACACCAACAGTAAGACCTGTTACTGGTCTAGTGTTTCTAGACTTACAGGCAAATATAGTAAAGGCAAAATTTACAAGGAAATTACCAGAGATAGAAGTTCCCGGTAGAAGTGGAAATCCACTCCAAGATTTGGGTTCTAAGGCTGTGAAATATACCGTTACTGGTTCTTGGATTTATGAGAATATGCCTAAGAACTTGTTTGGACTAAATGAGATCCAACTATCAATGCTTAATACACTAATACATAGTGTTGGCTGGAATTGGCTCAGAGTGATGGATATGCAACTAATCTATGAACAGGGTCAGCCCTTAATATTTGGATGTAGTTTTGCACCTCTCACTGTAGTAATGATTGCTGATATGGAATTTGTTGAGAACGGTGGAATACCTAATAAATACGATTACAAATTAGAACTAGTAGAATATTCTACAGAACTAAGATTAATAGGTCATGGCATAGGAGCCATATTTGGGGCTGCTAAAACTCCGTTATCATGGGCTTCTAGAGGTCTAGCTGGACCATCATTAGAAGCAAGAATATTAAGTAGTGTAACTGGAAAATTAGGTTCGGAGTTTGGTAATCTTGGCTATTAGTGGATTTGTCAGTACTGCTGGAGCATATTCTAAAGGATTTGTCAGTGAATTATTACAAACAGCAAAACGAGATATTAACTGGAAGGACAATTTTGGATCAATTCATGATAATAAGATCAGAACAGTTAGACCTAGTAATTTAAAGGCAATAAAACCTCATTTGAAAGTAATGATTACATTTCCAAGAATGTATGAAAGTAGATTAGATATAGTTAGATCAGAACTGATAAATACATTCAAAGGTGGATGGAATAAGGAAAATAGACATGTAGGGTTATGGATTGATCTAACAGATAATCCAAACGATCCAGATAAAATACAATTGATGATTCATGCACCAACAAAGGATGAGACTGTGTTAAAATGGCTAAGAGAAGGCATATTGGCTAATAGACATTGGATTGATATATGGATAGACTATGAAAGTCCATATACTCAAACAGCTAAGAACCTAGCTAATGCTTCGAGGACTGTTCTAGGAAAGAGGGGTGGAGTTACTTCAAGACTTGATAACCTGACAAATAGACTTAGTAGTGGTTCGGTATTCATGAGTGATGATCTTGATTTTAATTTCTTTGAACCACCTCATCTATTCTCTGGTGAGATAGTAAGTGCTACAAGGAATATTGGTATAGGTGGAGATAGAATAATACTTACTGCATGGGGTCCTTCATTTGCACTGAAAAGGGTAAGAGCATATAAACCAAAAGATGTTTGGGGATTGGTTAGATCTAATCTAGAGAAGACCAATATTGTTGATACATTAACCAAGATATGGAAATCTGTTGTTCCATTAAGGGCGAAGATTGTAAAGGATGCTGGAACACAAAGTCTTGAAGATCATTTTATTGCTAGAGAGGATGCACCTTTCAAAGTAGGTGAATATCCAGCATTTTTTTGTGGACAATTCTACTATCAAATATTTGATTTTGAAAAACCACCAATTTTTAACCTAACTGGTCTACCGTTTGATGATGATAAGTCCGTATCATTCTTCTCAAAATATAAACCCAAACCAATAAAATCAAATCTTAGACTTAATAATTTATGGGATTATATCTATGCCTTCACAAGATTTGAAGTAACAAGAATAGAAGGGGTTGGATGTAAATTTGGGGGCTCATCCATTAATGAATCAGCTCTAATGGCTGGTAGCACTGCAAAAAAACCAATCCATCTTGTAAATGCTGGTAGAACTGGTAGACCAAGTACTTTTGTTGGTGGAATTAGACCTATATTTTTTCCGCTTCTAGAGATGAAGGACTTGGTTAATAGGGTATCCAGAGAAGAACAGAATATACCAATACCAGATGGTATAATTGGTGAGAATGTTTTGGATTTCTGGCTGACATTGGATAGGGATAATATTTTTAATGAGATTCCATTCTCCTTATCTGCTGGAGACATCATTAATAAAAGACATCTCAAGACCCATAGATTTCCATTCTTAGATAAGGATACTGTAGAAGCTATTGAATCTGTTGAAGAGGGAAATCCAGATATAGAGTTATTACGATCATTAAGAAGAATTCTATACAATACAACAATGCAGAACATGGGTGTCATGCGTGGTGGAAGTAGAAGTAAAGAAATAGGAATGATGCAAGAGGACTTCTTACTGTTCGGTCCAAATACCTATCCTGCTACATTAGTATTTACCAGAGATAATATAGCTGATAACCAAGAAGAAGCAATAAATATGATTACCGATTTTGCTATCGGTGGACTAACTGGTGAGGCAATGATTGTTGGTTTCAATCATGTCATTCCTAGAAACATCATATTTATGAGGGATGGTAGAAAGAGGAGTGATAACATATTACTTGGTGCTAATGCTATAAAAGCTGCTGAAGCTGCTCTATTTTCTAAGTTTGGCACTAGAAGTAGTATTATTGATAATTATGGTTGGAAGCTTTCTACGGTTCCATACATGGGCATAGCAAGTAAAACAGGTGACGAATCAAATATTTTCTATATATGGAAAACTAGACATTATTTTGGATCTAATACAGGATATACAACAAAGGTTTATTTTTCTAATCAAAGAAGAGATCCTACAATCAACTTTAGCAAGGAAGTATCCAGTGTTATGAAACAAGCAATAGGTAGGAAGATAGGTGCTAGTATGGATACTTTAGGGTGAACAATATGGAAAAATTTACCGATATAATAGAATGTATAGTGTCAAAGATTGACTATATTGAACAGAAAATAATATTAGAAGTAGATGACATGTATCCTGACATAGAAAATCCTAGACTATGTATTACATTTGGAAAGTCTAGTGTATATGATTCAGGAAATTATAAAGCCAAACCAAGAGTTACTTTTACTGATGATGCTATGAAATCAATCCCTTCAGGAATGACTTATTTGCCAAGAGTTGGTGATGCTGTAATAGTAGCTATAAGAAGAAGGGTAGACCTACAAGACATGTCAAGCATGACCAAAATAGATAATGCAGTAATCATAGGAACAATAAGTAATAGAGAAGGTCATAGACCTAGAATATTTCCATATGATAAGATGTGGCTGGATGAATCTGGTGCAAAGGTTCATATCAATCATGTTTGGGGAGACAAGACCAGAAAAGAAGTAGAAATGGTAACAACCCAAAATGGAGAACAGGTCAAAACCACCTATAATATTCCACCACCAACAGGACATATGACCACTCTAGGAAATAGGAGAGTAGAACTGTTCGGTGGTAAATTCTTACCATTTGGACTACACTCTCATACATATGATTCCTTCTTCAACCCTAGTCCTGAAGAAAAAGTTACCATTCCTCCCTCTTGGGATTATGAGACTGATCCAGAGAAGGGAAAATCGAAGAAGTGGGGTGAGATATTTACATATGACATTTTGAGTATATGGGATGGTTCATTAATAGTCTATGAGCCAAGTCTAACATCATCTAAAGGATTGAGTGAAAAGGGAAGATTTCTACAACCACCATGCCCTGAGAATGGAGAATATATGTTAATGGGAGATTCAGGGTATCAACTATATGTCAATAGAGTAGGACAAGAACGCCAAATTAAGCGTAATTCAATACAAATGATAGGCAGTTCAGTCTTTGTTTTGGCTTATGACCCACTTGATGATTTTGGACATGGAATGGTCATGCCCACTCATGATGAAGTTGGGGGAGAGTTGAAATTCTGGCTAGCTGGTGCTGATAATGAAGACCTACCGACATTTATCTCTATGATGAAGATTACAGGTGGTAATGTCATTGATAATGCTGGACTATTAACTATGGGGTTTCATGGGATAAGAATAGAATGTCCAGATGATGATGAGGATGATTCTATTACTACCAGCCCTGAAAAACCAGATTGGGTTGATTATGCTGTTAAAGGAAAAATAATATTTAGTGTAGGCACTACTAATGTAATCATTGATGGTATAGGAAAAGAAATCACAATAGATGCCAATGGTAAGAAGATAGTGGTTAATGATACGAAAATAACTATAACTGGTAATGTTGATATTAATGGTGATTTGGCTGTTACTGGTGCTGTTACTGGTGCTACAGGAGATTTTGGTGCATAATGACAGTCAAGGCTATAACTAAGGTTGCAACATTTAAGTGTCCACACCAGTTTGTGGTTCCAATAACAGCAGTTATAACAGAATCATTAAAAGCGAATGGTATTGCTGTGATTAAAAAATCTGAGATACTTGGTATGGTAATAACAACATGCACAAGTCAAACTAAATGCACATCAATAGCTACTATAACTGGTGAGGCTTTAAATCTAAAGAAAGATGGTGAAGGTGTCATATTGGAAACCACAGTGGTTAATACTAATATTGGTCCTATGACCATAACTGAAACGCAAGAGGTTTTAAAAGGAAGTTAAGGATAGTAATATTTATGTCAGAGGAATATGAGACCGATTCAGATATTAAGCTCAATTTCAAATCAGATGGAACAGTTGATCTATTTTTAGATCCTAGTGGAGATATAGTTCCAGTAGGTCAAGGTCTAATCAATAAACAACTGGCTAGGGCAGCAATAATCACTCAGAAATTGCAATTAGCATTTGTTACTCCCTTATCATACTTTCCCAATCCTGAAGATCCAACACAGCCAGATATTACATTTGGAACAGTATTAACTGAGTTTGCAGGTAGAGGGGATATTACAGATGCCATACTTAAGACAATAATCATTCAAACTGCTCTTACTGTTCCAGATGTTATAGGAATACAGGATATATCATTAGAAAGTGGGGATAGACGTAATTCAGTGATTGTAAGCTTAACAGTTACAGTTGTTGGTATAGAAGACTCAGTATTAGTCAAGGTGATTGTTTAATATGTCAGAACAAAGTCCATTCAAGAAGAAAGAATATGGTGATATATATAATGCTATAATGGATCACCTAGTTAGAGGACATGTATATGTTCATGATGAGAAGATATTATTCTCTACAGGAACATTAGAATATACTCTAGGGTGTGGTGATGTCGCAAGTAGTTTGTTAAACATAGAAAGGATATATGGAATAAAGGACAATAGTTTCTATGAATTTATACTAGATGTTGATTTTATCATAGACAATGACAATAACTCAATAACATTTAACATAGGGTTAGAGCCTGATGATGGTTCATACTTCTATGTATCTTATTATTATGATTCTAAGGTTGTTAGTGGCATCTCTGATATAAAGCCTGACAGTGTTATATCTGTAATGATGGCTTCCGTGTCTAGAAGGATAGCTGAAGTATGGAATGGTCTAGAGAATATTAGAGATGGTGGATGGATTGACACTGCTGAAGGTTCTGATCTAGATGAATTAGTAAAATTGATTGGGGTTGAGAGAAATGCTGCTAGTAAGGCATCTGGATTTGTGGTATTTTATAGAGATAATCCAGAAAATAATATCTCTGTAGATGCTGGAACAGTAGTAGCTACTATGATACAGTCAAATCTACCTCATGTTGAGTTCCAAACAACAGAATTAGTCACCTTTCAAGATGGGTTCTTGACAGTGAGGGCTCCAATAGAAGCAACTGATCCTTATGCTGGTGCTATTGGAAACATTAGACCCAATTCAATCATTAACATTTTGTCTCCTAGTTCTGCTTCCAGAGTTGACAATCCAATTAGTTTTGATGAATATGAGTTCATTGATTTAGTAGAAGGTAGATATAATTATTCATTAGAATTCTCTCCAGTTAGGACTGTATCACAAAATGGTAGGGTTATGGTAACAGCATATTATAGTGAAGATGTATCTGATTGGACACCAACAGATTGTCTAGTTCAGGTTGGTGGTGGAATTGAATCTGGAGTTGTTAGACTTGAAAATAGTAGTGGATTTGACGGTAGTGGATATATCCAAATAAATGTTCTAGCCAATGGAATTGATTTATCGAAACATGAGAAGGTAATGATTAGGGTTAGAGGAACTACTGGTAATACATGCAAAATTGAAGTAGAAGATGATACGTCATCTATAGAGAGTAAAATAATATCATTTACCGATTCTAACTGGACAATGGATGATTTAATATCATCATCAGTTAATAATGCTAAATATTTAAGGATATTTCCATATGAGGCTGGATCTGTCATATTTGTAGACTTTATAATAGTAGGACATGATTTAGTAGAAGTATACGATTCTGGAACATTAAAGGCTGATGGTCAGGGAAATAACAATGGAACCAAGCCTAATGATAACTATTTGGTTAACTATTCTCAGAAAAAGATCAGCCTGAGATATAATAATGATACTGAAAATTTCTTTATTGATTATGATGAGGCTAATTATTTATTCATTTATTATAGGTTCTATAATAATATCTCAGGTGGAACAGATAGAGAAAATGATGAGGCTCTAAGAGAGAGGGCTAAGTTAGAACGTGAATTACAAGCAAAGGGAACAAAAGTTGCTATAAGAGCAGCAGTGCTTGATATTGATGGTGTCTATAGATGTCAAGTATCAGATCATGATGATAATGCCTCAATAGATCCCGGTAGAATTGAGGTATATGTGATGTCTCAAGGATTCTCTGTCAGTCCAGCCTTACAGGATGAAATAGTTGCTGTTATAGATGATACTAGAGCTGCTGGAATAAAAGCTGATGTATTTACTCCATTGATAAGATATGCCAATTTCATTCTACAGTTAGTATATGATGATTCTATATATACAACTGTTGGACAAGTGAATGAGATAAAGGTATTGGTATTGGCTTCAATATCTGACTATTTCCAAAATACTGACATCAATAAGGATCTCCACTTTTCTGATCTAGTTGGAAAACTAATAAACGAAGTAGACGGAGTTATAGCTGGAGAGGTATTATGGCAACCAACAGATCCAACAACTCCTACACCACTCTATTCTGATGAATATTTTGCTGGTGATGGTCCTAATCCAGAAAATCAATATCATTATGATTCTGCTGTAGTTAAAACAATTCCTTATAGGATTTCTGTATATCATTCTTCAGCAACAGTTGTTATTCAAAGAGGAAATATATCTGATGAATCATTAATACAAATGGTTAAGAAAAGTGATCTGTAATGTCTAATGATGACATTTGGTATCCAATAGTAGAAGATCTTCACAATTTTTGTAAGATGAGTGGTGGCAGTCTAGAATACTTAGCCGATGTCATATATAATTACTTGACTGAGATATATAGAAAGCAATTAGACCTAGTTAAGAATGAAAAATACTTAGGAACTGCTATTGGTTCTGATTTGGATAAAGTATCATCATTAGTGGATATTTTTAGGTTTTCACAGGAATCAGATGAGATATTCAGAACTAGAATAATAAGCTTTATTCAATCATTAGACAGGAATACTACTCAGGTTATAAAAGATGTGTTCTATTCTTTATCTGGTCATTATCCAGAAATAGAAGAAGCATGGACTACTGAAGTGTATGGTAAAGATGATGTTGTTCAGCCCCATATATTATTAGGTCAATTTAAATGTAGATTGCCATATAAGATAACCCATGCTAAGGAAATTGTTAGAGTTATAGATGATGGTTCTGGATATGGATTGACAGTTCAGGCATTACAATATCCATTAAGATCAGATTCTTTTGATCCTCCAAATGGAGCTTGGCTAAGATCATTAGAGGAAACATTAATCGGATATACAACCCAACTTGAGAAATATAATGCAAATGTATATTCTTCTCATGATAACAATACTGGAGTGGTTACATTACAGGCTCTAGGAGGTGGACCTGACGGTAAATTTCCAAAGGGAACAAAATTTGAACTACAATATGATTTTGATGCCAACACAAATTGGAATTTACAAGACTTTGAATATTATGAGAGGGTTCTAGATGAATATACTACTGCTGGAGTTAAGTCAAGTCTAGACATCTATCATGACACTGATACATGGATTTATGGTGATGAGGAAAACCCTGAAATTATTGATGTATTAATAGGTATAGATCAAATATGGCTTGAACCATTTACATTACCAACCACAACAACACAGAGAGGTTCTGGACATTGGGGAATAGGATTTTGGGGAACTCCAGATACTAAGTGGGGCGGTGCTGGATTTCCTAATGCTACAATGATGTTTGATGAGGAATAGTCATGTCAGATAAGGTTGAAGAGTTATTAGATTTGTTTACACAAATTCCTAGAAATAGAGAAGGCAGTAATATCAAGTATATAGCTCAAGCAATAGGGTTACAACTTAATCAACTATTTGATGGGATAACTGACATTGTAGACTCTAGATCAATCTCAAAAGCAATTGGATATGAATTAGATCTTATAGGTAATCTCGTTTCCATTCCTAGAATTACAGATGAATCAGATAATGATTATAGGGAGAGATTATTATATGAGATACTAAATCCACCAGAGAGAAATACCATACAGGCATTGAAAGATGAGGTGGAGAGACTTACCGATGGTTACATTCCAGAAATAAGAGAGTATTTTGACGAAGATCCCTTTGACATGGAATATTTAGAACTTCTTGGAATATATACTCCTTATGGTGTTGTAGATGTAAAAATACCAGTAGCATACGATAGCATTTATAATACTATAAAGGTTAGGCTTGATAATGTGAAAGCTGCTGGAGTATCATTAATACTATCTGAAATAGAAGATTTTACTTTTTCTATTGACGAGTTAGCCTTTGTTAGTGAGATTTCAAGATTTACAGGAATGTTATATTTAGAAGAACATCCAGATATAACCGTCACAGGAGAACGTTATGATTTTGGTTATGACATGGTATTTGGTCAGTTTGTATTTGGTAGTGGTGGAACAACACCGATTTTAAATGTAGATGTATTAGATCTGGTCAAAATATATATACCAATAGAAATATTTGATTCTTACGATGATGTAATATCTGGTGAAATGGATTATTCAATTGACGAAGATTATATTAGTATATCAATAACAGATGAATATTTGTTTGGTATCTGGCATATAGAAGATATAGGAGTATTCATAACGGATGAGTTGACTGGTTCGTCAATAATAACAAATACAGATATAATAGCTGACTTTTTAGATGATCTTGATGGATCGGTCAGTGGTAGCCTAATTGAGAACATATTATCATTGGTTGATGATTTAATAGACAAGATAGGATTGGCTACAGTAGAGCTTATAGATATTACTCTTGACGATTTCTTAAATGTTCAAATCAATTTATATGAATCATCAGAACAATGGACTTTTGGTTCATCTGCTATCTTTGGTCAGGTGTTGTTTGGTGGTCAGGGGAGTGGAAATAGTGATTCTCTAGACTTAGTTGGAGTATCATTCGCACCAGATATAATAACATCATTAATAGATAACATAGATTTTAATTTAATTACTGAAGAATTAGTGAGTATTACAATATTAGATGAGTTAGATGATATTTCAAGTCTAATGTCGGATGAATATACCATTACTATATCCGATTCTTTAGACGGGTCCATGAATGATTCGTTTCTAGAAAATTATTCTGAACTTATAAGTGATTCGTTTGATCTGGAGACAGCCAGAGAAGAGTCAGTAAGTATTACTATTCAAGATGATATTTTTGGACAATTCAATTATCAATTCAATTTGTTCTTTAGTTCTATTGATGAACTTCTTGAGGTTATTAGACCTCTTTCTGAATCATATGTCGGTCAGATAACCGACAATATCTATTATGATTTGGTTTATCCATTTTCAGAAAGTATAAGTGATAGTAACATTTATGATTCATTAGATGATAGTAGTCTTACATTCGTCAGTTGGTTGTTCGGTAATCCTGAAGCGACCTTTGGCAAGATGAAATTTGGTGGATCACATACAGATTATTAGGAAATGATTAATAATGGCTGGAACGGTTAGGGGAGATCATACGGATACATTTTTAGATGATACTAATACATTACATTCTGGTAGTGGTGCATGGGGTAGTGGGTGGAATGATTTGGCTGCTACTGTTAATTATTTACATGCAAACAGTCCTATTGGGACATATAAAAAATGGATTCCATTATTTCCTGATAAGGCTAGTAACATGAGTGGTGCTGGAAATTCATGGGGTGGTGGTGATGATAGGTATATCATTGTTACAGCAGATCATGGTGGTATGTATTGGGATTTGAACAAACTCATTGATACTAAGATTGCTGGTAAGACGGTTCGTTTAAAGAAAATAGAATTTTGGGTTTATGATGGTAACGCATCAGTGCTTACAGGAACACTTGAATTGACTAGAAGAGAAACACTAGCAACTTCGATAAACAGATCTGAGTCATCGGTAGCATCTGTCACTGAAACTGGTAGGGTAGCTCAAAATGGAACAGTGTTTTCATATACCTTAAGCATATCACATGATATGGTTGATAATTATTCATATCTAATAAAATTCGACAATCTAGATTTTGGATCTGCTAACGATCATAGAATACTAGGTGGATATATAGAGTATGAGGTTATAGCAAATTAATGAAGGAGTTTAAGACAAATGACAGTGGTTAGAAAACTTTGGAGGGTTCCTGTGATAGATGAAGTAATAGGTGATGACGACCTAATAAGAAGACCTAATTTGGGTGATATTAGAGATTTGATTTTACATTATGAAGTAAAAATAGAAGAAACAATAGAATCAGTAGATTATTTTCAAGTAGAACTTAGTTATGATAGTTCTAATGAGTCTACGTTAGAATCTCAACCTAACTGGACACTCTTGGAATAGTAATGGGTTTTCAGTAACCCTTATAACCCTAATTTTTCTTACATTCTTTAGTGAACCTAATATATTTTAGAGGAATAAATATGAATAAAAACGATCCTATACTAGCAGAAATTGATGATTTGAGAAATCAGAATAAGAAATTACAAGAACATATAGATCAGCTCAAGGATTTATTTATGGGACTCCAAGCCGATCTCAATGAGGAGAAAAAACTTACCAAAGAGATGAGAAGAACATTCATCCAAACTATTCAAGAAGTGATCCGTTGGCATGAGCATAGATCGAATGGAGATGTCCTTTGGGCTAGAATCCCAGAACATATTAAACAACAGGATCAACTAGCTAGGGCTCAAGCTGAAGCACAAAAAGCTGCTCAATCAAGTAGTGAACCAGCACCAATAAAGCCCTAAACCCTTCCTTTATTTTCTTAAGCAACCTTAAAAAACAATCACATCCTTATTTTTTTTATATGTCACAATCAAATGAAGAAGGAAGGAATGAGAAGGTTAATGTCTCAGATAACTCCTTCTCAATCATTTTAAGAAATCCTGAAACCAAAGAAGTTATAAATGTGATTCATGATGAAGCAAAAGCAAAAGATGAGTTGGAAAGAAAGGTTAGCACTCGCTCTAGGATTAGCTCAATATGGCTCCAGCCTTGATGAGAGGCTTCAACTAAAAGGTAAGTTAGACCTCTATCTGAAGAATCCAATCACTCATGAGATAGTAGATGAAAGACACACTCCCAATACGGTAGTAGACGGTGGAGAGATTATATTAGCAGAACTATTAGCCAATAGTGCTGTAGATGCCGCTGCTCATGCACCGGGAGCTTCTACACCCTCTGCTAGTCTAAAGAATGGATTAACAACAATTGCTGTAGGGTTGAGTGGAACAGCAGTTGGTCAGAATGATTATACTCTTTTAGACACTACCGATATGATTAGTTATTATAAGACAATCTCCGATATTGATGTTGGGGTTTCTGGCAATGACAATCAAATAACTCTTGAAACAACCTTCGCCACCAGTGAGGCTTTATTGACTGGTAGCAATCCAGCAGCACTTCAAGAGGCTGGTGTGTTTATTGGAACTGCACCTGTAGCTGTAGTTGGAGTATCACCCGGCACTGCTTTTCCGACTGGAGAAAAGGATTCATCTGCTAGGATGTTCAACAGAACAACCTTTGGAACAATCACTAAATCAAGCTCCTTTGCACTAACATTGAGATGGACTATTACTCTAGGTGCATTAACCTAAGAATAATAATTCTTTCTTTTTCTTGGGTGGTTTGATTGGCTGGAATAGTCTATCACAATATATCTAGCATATGGGATACTAGCACAATCTATGGTTTACAAATGGAACCAGCTTGGGGTCAGGATGTCAATGCCACCTTAGATGATAAGATTTCAAAGACCAATCCAGCAGATCAATCAATAGATGGTAAACTTATTGTTAATAGTGATTTAAAGACATTAAGTAGCCTATGGGTTGGAACTAGAGAAATAAGTGATGTTAGTGGAAATTTATTCTCAACTAGTGCTTTGTTTACATTTTTAATTTCTGGAACATTATTACCTCAAATAACTGGAACATCTGATATTGGAACTAACAATTTACAGTTTAATAATGTCTATTGTGGTGCTATGAGGATTAATGATGCCTCTCCAATACTCAAAACGGGATCTCTTCTTGGATTATATGAATCAGATGGATCTACTGGTATATTATATTATAATGGAACAGATATGGTTTTAGGACAAAATAAAGAACTATATCCTTCAGGAGCTACTTCTGATTTAGGAAAGAGTGGTAATAGATGGGATAAGCTCTATGTTAATAGTATAGACATAGGAACTCCTATAAAATGCTTCATAAACGTAATGAACGGACCACTAATTCATATGGACAATCAGAGCCCTAATTTTGTCATAGCTAAAAATGATTTCCATAAATGGGATTTTACACCTTCAACTTTAAATGTTAATAATTATGCTTACGTTCCTCTAAATATACCTGAAGGGGCAATTATTAAGACCTTTAGTGCTAGGGCTAGTGCTTATAATGCTTCTCTTTCTGGAATGGTTGTTGAATTACAAATAATTAGAACTGATGATGGGGGGGGAACAGAAACTCTAATATCTGAATTGGAATGGAATGATGAGGATTGGTCAGTAAAGTATAACGAAAATATAAATCATACTATCTCTAAACTTGGTAGCTATGGTTATGATTCAGTTGAAGACATGTATTATGTCAAAATAAGAATGATTCGTGTTACAGGATCAATCAGTTCGCAAGATTGTATGGCTTACCATATTACAGTATCATATACCCATGATAAGGTTATAACTACATAAATACTAGGAACAAAACCTTTCCTAACTTTTTTTAATGATTAGGTGTATTATTGGCTAGAGTACTCAACTATCTAGCTAGGTGATTAAAAATTTGATACAAGAAGTAATCCTTATACAAGCCTTGATTGGTGGCTTAGGTGGGCTCTTGGGTTCACTGTTACATCTATTGGGGCAACATAAAACAAGGAAAAAGTTATATACAAACCCTCTATCTCTCAAAGAAGATATAGCTAATATGTTAGGCTGGACAATCTCAGCAATGGCAACTGGTCTCCTGTTTGGAGCTAGTAATCCATTATGGGGATTTGTTATGGGCTTATTTACTGGCTTACTTGGTGTTGAGGGATATAAAAGACTAGCAATGTATCTCAATCCAAAACAACATTGGATGTGGTTACTTGAAAGGAATAAGGGACTAAAATCTAAAGAAGCTTTAGAGAGACTGTTCCAATCTTTTGCTTTCATAGATGTGGCTAAGGTTGTAGAAAGAGTAGGTGAAATAGATATTAAGATAGAGCCTAGTAGTTTATACAACTCAATGATTCATCTTCCTATACTTCAGGAGACCATTGATGCTATTAAGCCTATGGGAATAAATATGAACCTGATAGAGCCTACACCAATGAGTATCAACCTTGCTGGTCAGTTATGTCTAGCTCAGGGAATGGATTTTAAAGAAGTAGAACCAAGAGCAATCTTATATATAAAAAACTACATAAATGGTCTTGGTCTTGGTAGTTCGTTTAAATTACCTCTCCTACAGGCTGAAATAAGTAAAGGAGCCATAAGTGGTGTTTTAGATCTTTTCAATGTAACGACCACTCCACAGCTCAATCAACGTCAAACAATTGATGTGCCAGATTCTATGCTCCCTAAAGCTGGAACTATAAATCTAAAAGCAGCTTAAGAAAACTCCTCTCTCCCTTTTCTTTTTTATTATTCTTCCACTTCTTCTATTTCCATTTCCTCTGAATCGGTCCAATGGTCATTAGGTATCTCACAGAAATTGGTAAGATCTCTAATTATCTCATCATCAAGGTCTTCTAAAGAAGCTATCACATCGTTTACTCTTTTCATCCTTTTAAATTTACTTACTAGGTCTTCTACCAGAACGCCTTTTCTTTCTAGTCCTTCTAAGATTGCTAATCCTTTCTTGATCTCTTCTGGTGTCAGAGGGTTCAAAGATAGCTGACGTTTCTCCATGTTTGACCATATGACCCGATCTGGACATGTTAGAACGTGGTTGCAGAACATACATCTTCCTTTTAGTCCTATATCTCCCCTTTCGTTTATTGATATATCTCTTGGATCTTGAAAACTCCTTGAGGACACTAAAAAACCGTTGATGTATGGCTCATACCTAAATAATCTGTAGTTCTCATCTACCGACTTAACATTATGGTCTCCTAATAAGAGTGACCAACACTCCCAATTAATGGTATAACCTTCACCGCCACTATCTTTGCCCATGTTTCTAAACTTATCCCAAATACCCATCTCTTCACAAGCCTGATGATAGGCACTAAGCTGTCTTTCATGACCTGCCTGTTTTCTAGAACTTGTCTTCCAGTCTCCTAAAGTTATAACCATTTCCCATTGACAATCACATTCAGGTAATAGTATTTTATTCTTTCCAGAACCTTCATACTTAGGACATCTCTTGTCCTTCTCTTTTTTATATTTCTGATCTCTGTCACACTCTAAGAAATACTCATAAGACTTGAATTCTTTGGTCGGACCCGTTTTATCATGACTGAATGACCTTCTCTTACCCTTCAATGGCATAACGAAGATGATGTCAGCAGTTCCAGCATATTCTAGTTTATCACTGTATACTTTACTCTCAATATGTTCACAAACTGGTCTAAATGATGAGTAATCATTCATAAAGTCCAGAAAATTCTCCCAACATTTACCAGCCTTCTTCATTATAGCTTCGTATGATGTGATAGCGTCTTTATTTTTCTTCTTTTGTCTAATGTGGTTCTCTCTAACCTTTCTCCATATCAGATTGGTTGGTTCTCCAAATGATAATGGTTTTGGGTGTAGGTCACACATCTTTCTAAGATAGTTTTCTATTCGTAAATGCACTAGGGTTCCAGCCAATGGTGTAGTTGTGGCTACCTTGACATCACCCTCTTTTACGCCTTTGGCAGTAGCAAGACATTCTCCTGCACCAGTTACCTCAGTAACCCTATGATATTCTTTATCTCCTATTTTATATGGCATCGTTTATTTACCTCTCATAACTTTCATTTGTCGAGCTATCTTCATTTTCTTCTCTTGTAACTTCTTCATATCTTCTACAGTCTTCCGATATTTGATACTTAATATACATCTAATATCATCCATAACAATATGATTAGCCTTCTTAACATAGTGAGTCCTATTCTGGACATCACCAATATGAACATTGACTTCTATAAGGCTTTGGGCATCTTCAATATCGAACTCATTATCAATCATATCTTGAATTATTCCTAAATCATTAGGACTATAGGTATGTTTATTTCTCTGTAATATTCTTACAAACTCTTTCATTGTCATAATTGTCATTATTCTTCACCATAATTATTATCAATCATGTTAGACCATATTATTTTGGGTGATCTGAACAGGCGTTTCTTTATTCTAAAGGGGTATCTAGTAATTGCATTTACTTTACCATGACAATTCTTAGATACCAATATTACTTTACCAGAACTACCTTTAGTAGATAGATCAACATACATATCTAATTTATTTACCTTTTTATGATCTATCCTAATATAGATACAAAGCATTCTAAATTCTGGTAGGTTTTCGATTATTTCTTTAATCCTTCTTGAATATGGACTTGAATGGAGAGGGTATGGTGGTCTCCAGTCTTCAGGCAATCTATCACTCACTAGTAGCAGCTCCATTGTCAGGGACATACAAGCATAAATTGTCTATATGATAGAAACAACCATCACATATTGGATGAGGGAAGCTAGACATATTATAATCCTTACAATTGGGAATAGGAGTATAACCCTTACCAGAACTAGGAGTAGTGGCTGAAATACTGTAACCAGAACTCTTATTCATCAAATTGTTATATATCTCTATTGACTTCTCTATTACATCATCTGGGAGTTTAATCATTTCATCCACTATAAACTCAGAACAGGTATATCCTTTAGGAAGATCCTTATTAGAATCAATATTAGCCCTATATATCAATTCCTTCCTTGTTATATTTTGATCCCTGTCAGTAAACATCTCCATCTGAAATTCTAATGGACTAATTACTTCCCATTCATCTCTATCATTCTTAAATAGGAATACCTGACCAAATATCACCAAATATGATTTGACCATTAACTTTTGACCAGCAGTGAGTTCAAACTGGTCTAAGTCAAAAGTTGACTGTTTTCCTGTATATCTGAACCTTTCTCCATCTTTCATTACAATCACTCATCTGTCCACTGACACATATAGAAGGTATCCTTACATGCCTCTCCACAGTAATAGTGTATTGCTATTGGCTGTCCGTTCTCATACTGAACCTCTACATATCTAGTAACTGGATCGGTCAGTTTACCACAATCACGACAAGGTTTAGGTTCATCTAACTCTTTATTTATATTATTAATACCAACCATGAGTGTGTCTGTTACTCTAGCATCATCATAAGGGAATATGATTAATGGTCTCAATGGACTAGCTCCATGTTCAGTAAACATCTTTTGCATCTTCTCATAGACTTCAAAATGATCTTTAGCCTGTATGATTATTGGTTGGTTCTGTAGAGACAATAATTTTGTATTAATATCAGCTATAGAGTCTTTGATCTGTTCTATACTCAATTCTATATTACGCAATTTCATTTTATCTGTCATGTAAACAACTCCAACACCATTGAATAAAATAATACTTGAATATTCCATCACTTTGTATTCTAGTCTTTCTCTTTGAATTATAAGGACTATCGAAACTAACTGGTTGAGAATAACGATACCATATATCCAATTCTTTTGTAGGAATTACCACAAATTTATCTTCAGGACAGTTACAAGTAGTAATTACTGGAACACCATATAGTCTAGGATATTTTGCTCCTTTCTCACATTCAGATAGTGCTTGATATGTCCCTGTAAATGAAGCATCCTTTATATACTCCATTTTCATTTTAGGATGTTCTATAATGATTAGGTCTTTTAATCCATTCACATTATTAGACATATCTGTAAAACATATTGGTAATGAGTTATATCTACCAGTAAAAGATTTAGGATACTTCTCAATGAACTTGATGATGAATTCCTTTTCTACATTATTGACCAATGAATGAGCAATCTGAGTAATCATTTTAATCCCTAGATCATCCTTAGTATCTGGAAGCATATCATTTAACTCCATAACCATTTCCTTAGCATAGAATTGATCTAATAGATCATTTTCAAAGGCAGTGCCTACTTGTATTGTAATAAGCATCCTATCAGCATCATACTTTTCATGACCAAAATGAGCTAGGAATGATCTCTCTTTTACTATCCTATCAAACTCCTTGTCCAATAGCCATAGAATTCTATTCTCTCTCTTCGACATCATTTCTACATCCTTCCTTATATTCTGGTTGATTCATTAACCATGCTCTCATCTTTGGTGGAATGGGAATAGTATCAGCTTCAGGCGTGTTACCTGTATGCTCTTCTAATACATCTATCAGTTCTTTAGATTCCTTAGTCATTATTCTTTACCTTCTAAATAACAATACTTATAGTCAGCTTCAGTACATTCATCGCCAAAGTTGCATGATGATTCTAAGACACAAATCCAACCAACCTTCTTTCTAGTCCATTGGAAACCATCTTCATCTAAGGTGATATGAGGTCTAACTCTGTGAGGACACATGTTTTCAGTCCTAGCTTTGATGACCTCTCTAGCCAATTCAAAGTAAGGTCTACCATGTTCATTCCTATCAAGTCTAATGAAAGGATGATGATTTATCCACCTTCCTCTATCTCTGATTGGATTACCAGTATCTAGAGGATATTCATAGATCGCCATGAGATACCATACATTAAAATTATGTTCATAATGCACTGCAAAGAAGAGAGGTTCTTCATCTCTCATCTTAACAAGCTCTGCTCTGGTGTAATGGTCTATCACTGGTTTCATGGTGTGACAGCCACAGAGATTAGATTCAGCACACATGATTTCCATTTTAGCATCATCAAACACATGTTCAGGATTATGAGGGATATTGTCTACCCATTTCTCACAATGAGGACATGTAAGCCAGAGACCGTTGCCCATATCCTGACAATGACCCTCTAGCTTATGATCTAGGATACAATCATTCCCTCTACGATAACAACATTGAATACAATTAGCCATTACTATTACCTCTTTATATACTTGCATATATCTCCTACAGGACAGTTAGTTTGACAATATTCAATGTCAGGGAATAATTTAAATATATCACAATAGAGCCTATCAGAACCCTTCACTCCTCTACATGGAGGACATCTACCAGTCTTATGAGTTTCACTACCATAGTTGGTTTTGATTCTACTCCTACATCTGTTACAGTTAAATTCAGAATACTTACAATGATGAGATTCCATATAACCAGATTTCTTCTCTACCTTCTTCTTTATTGATTCTTTTGGATCTGTTAATGATCCAATTTCATGATAGATGTCAGTAACATCAATATCTGGATCTCCTCTAAATCCCCATAGCAACTTTTCCAGTCCAACATATACATAGTCAAATGTTTCCCCTCTCTGACCCTCTGTATATTCGAGTTCTATGACTATGGTTCTAGTCTCTGTTTTTCTTTCTCCCATTATTTCAACTCCCTAATCATATTGAAGATCTTTCTGGAGAGTTTGGTAAGTTCTGCTGTAGCTCCAGCAGTAGTTTTAATGCTAGTGCCATGTTTTTCATCATACTCTTTGATCCTATCCATCCTTCTAATCCTTACCAGTTCAATGAGGTCTATGAATTCTTCTTCAAGTTTTAATATCTCATTGATGTCATTTTGATTGGTCATTACTATACCATGATTAGGTATGATCGTTGTATCCTCAGTAACTTCTAGTAATGCCAACCCTTCAATGCTGGTTATCCTCTGCTCAAGTGTGTGGATACATTCAGCATATTCATTAATATCTACTTTATTGGATTCTACAAATTGTCTCAATGTTCTGGTAGCTACTGTAGAAGTCTCAGCCCTATTTTCTAGTTTTTCAGCTCTTTGCATAACTGACCTCATCATTTGTTGTAGTTGTTTTTCGTGATCTTTGAGTTCAGCTACAGATTCTTGAAGGTTCTTGATTGGTTCTTCCCATGCCCATTCAACCTCAGTTACATTGACGGTATCTGCTCTACCTGTTGAATCTTTAACCTCAGTTGGTTTAGGTGCGGGTTTTGGACCCGTTGCCTTTTTCTTCTTAGGTTTTTTCTTTTTAGTTTTAGCCTTCTTCTCTTCTTCCTCTAGTTTGGCTAACTCTTTCTGTTCTCTCTCTTGTAGTTCATCATCTTCTTCAAAATCCTCAAACGCCATAATAAATCACTCTCTATTTATTTTTATCTTTTCTCATTATCCATTTTGATTATTGGAACCATTACTGCTGATTTTACACTCATTGAAAACCTATGAGCTAATGGTTCCCTTATAGTCTCTGGTTTTCCTATAATTGTAGAAGTAATATGTCTAACATTATAGCCATTATTTCTCAATTCTTCAACAAATTTCATTAGTTCTTCAATGTCTATTCCATCTGGAAACTCTACAGCTAGAGGCTTTAGGTGTAATGTTACTTTGGAAACATATACATATCCATTCTTAGTAACAAAGAAATCATTGATTATTTGTGTTATATCTTTCATTTCTGTATTCCTCTATTCTCTATTTCATCCTTTAATGGTATTACTATTAGTATATCAATGGTAGTCTTTATTTCTTTCTTCCTATCATTAATGATTGTTTTTCCATTGATTATTTCTAGTTCTAGTGGTTTTGGTTTGTAACCGTTCTTGACCAATCCCTCTACTATTAGGAGTATCTCTTCAATTGTGATGCCTCTTCTAACATCAATTCGTAAGTCCTTATCCCAGATTGAACCATTTGGAGTATTGATATTCATTCCATAGTTACTATTTAATGCTTCCACTATTTCAAATATATTCCTCATTCTCACTTACCTCTCACTATTTTTAGATAGACCTCAAATGCTCTACCTTTCACCTTCTCTTTAAACCTCTTCCCAATCTTCTTGAAAGTAGACTTATCCACTTCTACCCTTGCTACTTTGAATGCTTCATCCATACCTTTGATTATGGTAATGAGGTGTAATACAGTGTCCTCAAAACTATCCTCATAGCCCGGATCTCCTACTTTCAATTCTCTCAATAGTTTTTTCGTTTCTGTTGTTAATCCAATTGTTGCTGCCTTTGGCATATCATTCACCTGTATGGTAGTTACTGGTAGTTACTAGTATTTAATCCTTTTCGTTTTCCTTTATGATTAATTTTTCTAAACATTCTTTACATTTGTTCAATAGTTCTCCACAATAAGGACAATAATATATCATCATATCTCTGGAGTGCATATCACTCATATCACTCAGAAATACATCCCCACCTCCATCAATATATATCCTTACAAGTTCTGGAATTATATCTTTATTCTTACATTCTAACTCATGGCTAGTCATTTACTTCATCATCCTGAGTGAGTAGTTACTGGTAGTTACTCATCCTTTATTTCTTCAAATTTTTCAAAACAGAAAGGACACCTGTTGTTTTCAACATGTTCATGTTCACACCTGAAGCAGATTTTCTTACCACAAGAAATACATGTGCTTAGATATGATTCTTGTTTGTCACAGTCGGGCATAGAACAGATAGGAGTGACATAATCCCTATACTCATCAACAGGTAGAGTTATATCAAACATTTCAAAGAAGATTAGTTTTCTAGGCATGATTAGGCTATCTTCAGCTATTAATCCACCTAAAAAAGAAAGCCTGAAGTCCATTCCCTTTTTCTCATCAAGATTCTTTACATAAGGATCATCTGGTTTAAAGGTGCTATAAGACGATGTTGGAGATCTCTGAACATGTCCTAGATCAGTAACATAGTTGAGACATCTTCTAATTACTGGATAGTTTATTTCTCTCTTATCTTTCTTCATTATAATCCTCTCTCTTTCTTAGCTTTTTCTCTAATTTTTAATAATTTGTCTTTACATTCCTTCATTGCTCTAGCTACATCTACCCACTCATCCATACTTGGAGCCCCTTTCATATAGAGGGTAGGATCTAAAATTGGTCCGAGTGTGGTAGCCCTTTCAGCCTTCTCAAGATATTCTTCTAGTGGTAATTCCATAATTACATTTCCTATTAATCCAAGTTTACTTTGAAATGCAACACAGTCGGCTTCATTTGTCAATTGTTCTGTCATTTAATCTACTTCCTAACCTCATGAACTTGTTTGGCATATTGTAACTCTTTGGCTATACATTCATTGTTATCACAACATCTCCAACTCTTATGAGCTGATCTGCCACAGTAGATACATCTTCTATTATCATCTCTCCAACTATGATCTAATATATAATCATCTAAATGATTCATTTTATGTTTGAAATAGAATTTACTATCTAATATTTTAACATGTTTGTTTTTTATCTTGATTATTTCTGAACCAAATAGTTTCTTGGTTAATTCTGCTTTGAAAATACTGCCAACCCCACCACTTTCTATATGTATTTCTAATTTTCTATTGTAATCATTAGATACATCAGCTATTTTAGAAATATATTCTATAAGTTCTTTAGTTGATATAGCCCATTCATTAAAGAAATCTATGATGTAATTGTCCATGAACTTATGTCCTCTAATCATGATGGTAGGCATGTCCATTTTAGCTGATGGATCGATAATGATGAAGTTTGTATCCCTCTTTTTATCAAAATATTCAGAATCCTCTAGTTCAGCTTTGGTTGGATAGATGATAAAACAGGCAGGGTCATCTCCTTTAGAAGAATTAGAGAGGACATAGTTCTGTTTTGTATCTCTATGGATGTAGTGTTTATCAAGGGACTTAGCACATATAGGACATCCCTTGAATAACCTAACACTGCCTTGTAGATTCATTTCACCACACTTTGGGCATCTAACACTACCACAACCCTTGTCTAGATTTTCCCATAAGCTCCATGCTTGACATTCATCATTCTTACAAATCCACCACTCAGTTAGAGAAGCATTATACCGATTGATGATTTTCTGTTGGGTTCTAGGATAGTATTTGCTAAGTTTGTCCTCATCCTGAATATAAGCAACATAATATTTTACATCCCTATCATTAGGATCTTCTAGGTTGATGAAGCCACAGTTCCTACAAATATTTACTCCTTTGGCTATATTGTCATGAACCTCTACCTTTTTACAACTCAAACATAACATCGTTTCATTGTCCATATTAATCACCTATTAGATGTGTAACTTCCATACTCCTTTTTCTATTTCTTTCTGACTGATTATTACTTTCTCCCATTGAGTTCCCTTCAAAATATGTAGTCTATGATTGTTGTTAGGATGTCTAATAACATGGATTTGAAGGAAATCTGAGAATGATTTGTATATGGTAGTAGACTTAATATCAGAGATCCATTCAATAATTGTTCTACCATCTGGTAGGATTACTCCCTTCAATACCTCACCAGTGCCAGAAACACCAGTCTCATCACTCTCTCTAATTAAGCTGAAAAAGATAGGGTATCTCTCAGAATAAAAACTAGTTCTTACCTCATATTGAAAGAGAGAGGCTAGGTTTATGGCTTCTAATGTTCTCATCACTTCCCATGCCCATTGAAGATCACTATTCTGCTCTTCATTAGATAATGATTCGTAAGATCTCTCTATCTGATTTTTCCACCTCCATATGTCCTGAGCTTCAAATGTTAAGGTTACTCTTCCAGTGTAGGGCTCTTCAACCAGTTCAGATCCATGCCAACATGT